ACATGGATAAGTTGCGAGAACGTGCAAGAGAGATGGGAGCACAGACAAAATTCTCTGCAAAAGAAGCCGGAGACGCAATGGGATACATGGCAATGGCCGGATGGAACGCACAGCAGATGTATGACGGTCTTCCTGGAATAATGAACCTTGCGGCAGCGTCCGGAGAAGACCTTGCAACTACGTCAGATATTGTTACAGACGCGCTCACAGCCTTCGGAATGGAGGCAGAAGATAGTTCTCATTTTGCGGATGTATTGGCACAGGCGTCATCCAGCGCTAATACGAACGTTGGAATGATGGGAGAAACATTCAAGTATATTGCACCGGTAGCAGGTGCACTTGGATATAGCGCAGAAGATGCAGCAGTCGCTATCGGCCTTATGGCGAACAGCGGAATCAAAGCGTCGTCAGCCGGAACACAGTTGAGATCATCCCTGACAAACATGATAAAACCGTCAAAAGATGTTGGAGACGCAATGGAAAAGTGGGGATTCTACGCAACAGAATCGGCTACGTCTATAGATCAAGCTAAAATTGACAAGCAAATGCTCAGAGTGCAAAAAGCTTCACTGGCAGCAGATAAAGCACAGCAGGCTTACAATGATGCGGTATCAAAGTACGGATCTGAGTCAACAGAAGCCTCAAACGCTGCCGCAACGTTGGAAATAAAGCAAACAGAGCTTGCGACTGCAAACGAAACACTGACTCAGCTGCAGGAGGGAACCACAGAAAATGTAAGACTGTACAATAAAGCACTGCAGAACGAAGATGGCAGCATGAAGTCATTGCGTGAAACCATGGATTTTTTACGTGAAACCATGGGAGGAATGACAGAAGCAGAGCAGACGCAGGCAGCGACAGCTATCTTTGGAAAAGAAGCCATGAGCGGCATGCTCGCAATAATCAATTCATCAGATGAAGATTACCAGAAACTTATAAAAAATATTGATAATTGCAAAGGATCCGCTGAAAACATGGCTGAAACCATGCAGGATAATCTTTATGGACAGCTTACAACTTTGCAGAGTGCCTTGCAGGAGCTGGCAATTGCCTTCGGAGAAATCCTGATGCCATATATCAGAAAAGCGGCAGAAGTTATTCAAGGGTTTGTTGAAAAGCTCAATGGAATGAGTGAGGGACAGAAAAAGATAGTCGCGACCATTGCGTTGATCGTGGCCGCGATCGGACCGCTGCTCATAATGATCGGGAAAGTTGCAACCGGAATATCTGCAATTACGGGACTGTTTTCAAAAATGAAAACACTGACAACGATAACGAGCATACTTGGAAAAGTAAAAGGAGCTTTTACAGCTCTGTTCGGCGTTATAGCTGCAAACCCGGTTATCGCAGTCATAGCCGCGATCGTAGCTGCGTTAGTTTTGCTGTACACAAAATGCGAATGGTTCCGGGATGCAGTAAATACAGTTGTACAAAAAATCGTGTCGTTTTTTACAGACACAATACCGCAGGCGTGGAGCACACTGATGGAATTTCTTTCAGGAGTTCCGGAATGGTGGTCCGGCATCTGGCAGCAGGTATCGGACTTTTTCATGCAGATATGGAATGGAATCGTAAACTTTTTTACCGTAACAATACCGCAGGCATGGAACAGCGTTGTTGCATTTTTTACGGGTATTCCAGCGTGGTGGTCCGGCATCTGGCAGCAGGTTTCGGATTTCTTTACAAATATCTGGACGACAATGATGCAGAATCCGGTTATATCCGGAATTGTGACAACGATCACAACACTATGGCAGAATGCAGTTAATACACTGCAGAACATCTGGCAGGGACTTGTAACGATTGCACAGGGCGCCTGGGAGTTGCTGAAAAATACAATTCTCGCGCCGGTCATTTTACTGATCGATCTGGTAACAGGAAACTTCGAGAAGTTAAAAACAGACGCAACAAACATCTGGACAAACATCCAGAACGCTGCAAAGACAATATGGACCGGTATCAAGCAGGTAATTTCAACACTTGCGCAGGGACTTGTTACTGCAGTAACAACGATGTTCACAGGATTCAAGAACACCTTATCACGGATCTGGACCGCTGTATCTCAGGCAGCGTCAAAAGCCTGGACATCAATCAAAAATTTTGTTGTAAACGCGGCAGAAAATTTGAAAGAGAGAGCATCAGACTCAATTCAGACTCTGAAAGAGAATGCGTCAGAATACTGGGACAATATCAGGTCAAACACTTCGGAAACCTGGCAGAATGTCAAGGAAACCGTTATAGACTACGCGAGAAACATGAAAGACTCAGCAGTAGAAACATTCAGAAGCGTAGTATCAGGAATATCCAGCGCACTGTCTGGCGTGTATTCAGCAGTCGTGAATGGATTCTCCGGAGCAATCGGTTACATTACAAGCCTGCCAGGACAGGCGATCAGATGGGGGCAGGATTTCGTGAACGGAATCGCAAACGGGATCCGCAGCTGCATAGGTAACGTAACGAATGCAGTATCAAGTGTAGCCAACACAATCAGATCATGGCTGCATTTCTCAAGACCGGATGAGGGTCCGCTACATTACTATGAAGAATGGATGCCGGACTTTATGAAAGGTCTTGCGACAGGAATTGAAAAGAGCCAGGGACTTGTTGCTGATGCAATGAAAGATGTTCAGATGGATATGCAGTTAGACACAAGCTCAATGAAACCAGCTAATAATCTGAACAAAACAGATATTACAGGAATAACCGGAATGCTGGCACAGCTGATCCAAGTAATGAGCGCAGGACAGGAAATCTATTTCGACAACAAAGAATGGGCTGGAAAACTTGCACCCGCAATAAATACAGAGCTTGGAAGAATAGCAAAGGAGGCGGCGTATAGATGAATAATGTATTAACAATAAAAGCAACAATTACAGTTGAAAATACAGGGAAAGTCATTGATACGCTGGACGACTGGGGATGTGCGATTGGAAATAACAATTACATCAAAGAGCCGGACGTAGAAACATATTACATTGATATTCCAGGCGCAGACGGATTTCTGGATGGATCGGAAGCGATAACAGGAAGAACAATCTATAAATCAAGAGAAATTGATATTTTGCTTGGGGGAAAGAAACCAAGGGAAGATTGGGACAGCTTTATCTCAAACATTCGAGGACAGCTGCATGGAAAGAATGTGAGAGTAACGTTTTCGAATGATCCGGCGTATTTCTGGACCGGCAGAGCATATATTACAGACTTTGACCGTTCCAGAGAGGTGGGACAATTTCATTTGAGCATTCCAAAGGCAAACCCGTACAAATATTCACTTGCAGATTCAACAGAGGACTGGCTCTGGGATCCATTTGATTTTGAAACAGGTGTAATAGATCAGGGAGCCGGAATTACAATTTCCGGCTCCGGATCATACACAGTATACGCCGGAGATATTGCAATTGTGCCAGTGTTGAATGTAAAAAGCATAGGCGCAGCAGGTTTAAAAGTTACAGGATGCGGAGAGACATACACATTGACACTTGGAAGAAACAGATTCCCAGATATCGTTGTATTTGGAACAGATGAAACTCTGGAATTTTCCGGATCCGGAACACTGGATATTGTTTACAGGAGGGGATCATTGTGATTTATAAAATTAAATTAGATGGGAAAGTCCTGTATTATCCAGGTGACCGGCAGGCAGCAGTTATCAATCCGGAACTGGATTTACAGACTGGATATGCGGGGGAACTTACTTTAAAGGTTCCGCCGCTAAATCCGCTATACGGGGAAATCCACAACAGAAAAAGTATGGTTTCTGTATACAGAGGAAATACAGAAATTTTTTACGGAGAAGTCCGCACACGCGAGAAAGACCGATTTAAGAACCAACCGGTGAAAGCAACCGGAGCATTGTCTTTCCTTGCTGACAGCATCCTGCCACAGCAGGAATGGCATGATATAGCCCCACGAGATCTGTTAGACGCATGGCTGCAACTTCACAATAATCAGGTGGAAGACAGAAAAAAAATATATACAGGAGTTGTAACGATCCATGACAGTAATGATTCCCTGTACAGAATTACAGACAGAGAGAACACGCTGGAAGCAATCCGAGACAAATTAGTTGACCGCCTGGGTGGATACCTGCGACTCAGGCACGAGAACGATAAACTGTATCTTGACTGGCTGACTATTCAGGAATACGGAAAGTATTGCGAACAGCCTATACAATTCGGAGAAAACCTGATGGATTATTCAGAGACAATGACAGCAGATGATGTTATCACAGCTCTGATTCCGCTGGGGGCAGCAATCGAACAGGAAACAGATGAAAACGCATCAGAATTTGAGCAACTTGAAAAAAATGTTGATATTACATCAGTAAATGATGGAAAAGACTACATATACAGTAAAGAAGCAGTTGAAAATTTCGGATGGGTATGGAGAACAGAAAAATGGGACGACGTATCAGTTCCGGCAAACCTGTTAAAGAAAGCGACGGAATTTCTGACAAGTAACCAGTATGAAAGTCTTGTTATTTCGCTGACTGCCGTAGACCTGTCTTTATTCGGACAGGATTACGATTCGTTTGACATAGGGGACAGAGTGCTTTGCAATGCGATTCCATACGGAATGAAGAAAGTTCTTCCAGTTATGGAAATGAAAATACCATTGCAACAGCCAGATCAGGCGCAGCTGACACTTGGAGAAAACCTGCAGCAGTCTTTTACAGATCAGACATCCGGAACATTCACACAGATCAGACAAGAGACAACAGACGCAGGCAGAGTTCAGACAGAATGGATGAAGTCCGCAATTGATAACCTTACGAAGCAAATGACGGGAGCGAAAGGTGGATATAAGCTCACCGAATTTGATGAAAACGGTCTCTGGCTCAGAGATCTGTACATGGACGCACCGGATAAAAACCAGGCAACAAATATACTGCAGATAAATAAAAACGGAATCGGAGGTTCACACAATGGCTATGCCGGTCCATATACCGTCGGCATGACTTTAGACGGAACCATTCTGGGAGAGAGAATCCTTGCCGGTTCAATTAAAACAGAAGCCCTGTCAACAGAATGTAAAAATTACATTGAAACAAAAATATCTGACGGGGACTCAGAAAATAAAAAAGCAATATTAAAAGAGGTCACAACGTCCATAGAAGCCATGGATGGGAAAATAACTCTTTCTGTATCAAGTCTGGAGCAGCAGTTAGAAAGAAAATCCGGAAACTGGTATGGAAATTATGAGCCTACTTCCGGAAACAATCCGGCCTCAGCCTGGACAACTGATGAATTGAGACAGGAGCATGAAAGAGATCTCTTTTTCAATACCACAACTGGCTATGCTTATCAGTATCAGAAAAATGATAGTAATGAGTATGGATGGGCAAGGGTAAAAGATAAGGACATTGAAGCAGCTCAGAGTACAGCAGAATCTGCGCTTTCCAAAATCGAGGTCCAGGAGGGACTTATAACTGCAGAAGTGTCAAGGGCAAAAAGGGAAGAGGAAAAGCTCAGATCAGCGATCACAATGACTGAGACAAGCATTCTTTCAACGGTCTCAAAAACATATGCAACACAAGAAATGGCAAACAAGCTCTATGCAGATGCAGTTCAGGAGGGACAGGAAGCGGCAGACTCCGCAGAGAAAAATGCCAAAGACGACACTGATACAAAACTGAAAAACTATTCCACAACGGTTGAAATGAATAGTGCGATCAGTCAGGCAGCAGACGGAATTTCTCTTGAAGTATCAAAAAAGTATGCTACTACTGGACAACTAGAAGAAAAGTACACGGACGCAGTAAAAGCCGGGCAGGATGCAGCAAACGCTGCGGAAAGTAATGCTACAAAAGCAGGACAAACTGCTGCAAGTAATGCAGAAACAAATGCCACAAAAGCGGGACAGGCGGCAGCAGATCAGGCCGAAAAGAATGCAAAAGCAGACACAGACACAAAATTGCTGAATTACTCAACGACGCTGGAAATGAACAGTGCAATCAAACAAGCAGCAGACAGCATTTCCCTTGAAGTGTCAAAGACCTACACAACAACAGTGCAGGTGGAAGAAAAATACAATGCAGCAGTAAAAGCCGGACAGGATGCGGCAAACGCTGCGGAGAGCAATGCTACAAAGGCAGGACAAACCGCTGCGAATAATGCTGAAAAGAATGCGAAAGCAGACACAGCTGAAAAGCTGAAAAGCTACTCAACAACGGAACAAATGACGGCAGCTATCAAAATGGCGACGGATAACATCACTCTTGAAGTGACTACGGTACGCCAGGCAGTGTCAGAAAAAAATGGTAATTTTTACGGAAGCAAAATACCAACAACATCAAACGAACCAGCATCATCCTGGACAAGCGACGATTTAAAGTCTTTACACATAGGAGATATTTACTATGATATCACAACCGGATACGCGTACAGATACACATACAAGGTTCCTGGTTTAAAGATCACATTTTCATCAGACTCCAGAACTGAAAGCGTGAAATATGATTACGTAAAGATTTATTACAACGATAACGGAACGATGAAACTTGCAGCGAAGTTAGGAGGAACGGACATTGCTGGAGCATCTGTTTTTGTCCCATCATCGGAATTTTATGTATATTGGCGTACAGATACTTCAAGCGATAGTTTCTACGGATTCAAGATAGCGTCAGTCACTGGAACAACCGGAGAAGCGACAGGAACAGTCGAGAACCTGCCAAACTATACAGCAACCGAACTGGCAAAAGGAACATATCCGGAAAGCCCGAATCATGGAAGCTATGGAAATAATATAAATCTATTGTGGAAATGTTCCGGAACAACATCAGGAAGTAAGACGGGAGCATGGGAAAGAATCCAGGATCAGGACATCAGTGTTGCGAAAGCTCAGGCAGACGCAGCACAGTCAACTGCAAATACAGCAAAGAGTACCGCTGACACGGCAAAAAGTACGGCCGAAACTGCAAAGAGCACGGCAGAAACTGCAATATCCAGAATTACTGTTGCAGAGGGATCAATCACATCAGAAGTGACCAGAGCCAAAAACGCGGAAAGTTCACTTTCTTCCAGAATTACACAGACAGAAACGGAAATTGAGTCGAAAGTATCTGCCGGAAATATTGCATCATCAATAAATCAGACAGCTCAAAGCGTAAAGATTAATGCCTCGAAAATTAATTTTAATGGCGCGGTCACGGCAAATAATTACTTTAAAATAAATACGGATGGATCATTTTCTTGTGTAAGAGGAAAAATCGGAAATTTCGAAATAAAAAGTAATTATATATATGCTGGAAGTGCTTATATGAGCGTTCAAAGTCATGCGTTTAGAATAAATGGAGGATTACAATTATACGCAGGAACATCTACATTCAGCGACGGAAGCGACAGGATACAGATTTTTAATTTAACTCACGTTACAAGCGGAGGATACGTGGCATTTGCAAGCGACGGATCGACAATTGCTTACAGGGCATCATCCTCACGAAGATACAAAGATCATGTGTCTAATATGTCACTGGAAGAAGCTGAGAAAATTTTGAACATCCCGGTTGTATGGTTTAAATACAAAGATGGATATTTAGATGAAAACGATCAGATGAATAATAAATCTGTTCCGGGTATGTACGCAGAGGATGTTTTTGAAAGTTTTCCAGAGGCAACATACAACAACGCAGAGGGACAGATTGAAAACTGGAACGAAAGGATGATTCTTCCGGCTATGCTAAAACTATTACAAGAATTGTATAGGGAAAGGAATACAAAATGAAAGAACAGAAAAAAGAAGATGTAAAAAAAACCACCAATGAAGAAACAAAGGTGTCCGACTCGGACACATTAGAAAGAACTGCGACAGATCAGGAAGAAAACAACACAGTAGAAAAAGCTGTAGAAGCCCCTCCGCTTGGAGCACTTTTGGACAAAAGGACGGAAGAGATCCGAAATGTAATTTTTACAGAAATGGCACAGAACGGAATCCCTGCATCACTGATGGACTATATGCTCACATCTATTCTGGCAGAGGTAAGAGATCTTAAAGCAAAAGAATATTCAAACTGCATTATTAGCAAGGAGGAATAATCGTGGCAAATGTAAAGAAATATACGGACCAGATCGCAAAAGCACAGAAAGGCCGAGACGTCCGTGATTCAATCGTTAATGCGATCAATGCAGTATCAGACGAAAACAACGAATACAATCAGGTAAAAGCTGATATTCTTGCAGCGCAGTCTGATATTACAGAGAAAGTAGCAAAGAACGAAAAGACAGAGAAGACATTCGCAGCAGATGTAAAAAAGGCAGAAGAGTTAAAACAGGGACTTGATGCAGATATCACCCAGGGGACCACTCTCAAGAGCCAGCTGGACGCTGCAGTTAAAACAGCAGACACCAGCAAAAAGAACCTGGACGCGTCGAATACAACTGCCGGACAGACAAAAACTGCCTTAGATGGATCAGTCAGCACCGCACAGACTTTAAAGCAGGGCCTTGACTCAGATATTACTCAGGGGACAACACTGAAAACCGGTTTAGAATCTGACATCACCCAGGGAACAGCTCTCAAGAGCCAGCTGGATGCTGCTGTTTCTACTGCGAATACAACAAAGAAAAATTTAGATAATTCCAACACGGCAGCAGGCAAAACCAAGACCGCACTGGATGCATCGAACACAACCGCAGCAAAAACAAAAACAGATCTGGACGCAACAACTAAGACCGCAACCGAAACAGATGCAACATTAAAAAAAACAATTGCTGATATGGATGATCCGCAGACGGAAGTGGGCGCGATCATAGAGTCCGCAAAAACCGAAGCTAAAAAAGCAACGGAAGCCGCAGACGCTGCGACAGCTGCGACGAAAGCCTTGACAGCGCAGACAAATCACATAACATTTCAGATGAACTCCGAGGACGGAGGACTTGACATTGTTTATACAGAATAATTAGAACTTGTAGCAAACCTGCAGGTTCTTTTTATATACAAAAATAAAGGAGGAACAAACAGAAATGGCAACAGGAGACCAGACACTCATTAATTTCCCACGGGAATCTACAATGCAGGAAATTTCCCAGGCATTGCAGACAATGGCACTCACCCAGGCGGCAAACATGGAAAATTTATCAGACTGGGCGAAATTTAGCGGACTTTCCAGAAACGGGATGATTCCAAAGATTTTAAATTATGGAGATCAGATCCTCGAAAAATGGAAAGACACTGCAACAAATCAGGAATACGATTTCCCATGGCAGTACACACACTCTGAAAATGTAGAGCTGGAGGACGGAGAAGTTATTCCAGGAACATTCCTGGAAGCACATTATACAACCCCGTTCGGATTACAGTTTAGCAACCGCGCATTTTTGCGTTGTCCGGATGGACTGGCAGCAGGAACCTATCATTTGATGTTGCAGCAGAACTGGGGGAATAATGCGAAAGCAAACACTTACTGGCAGTTTACTTTGACCAAAGACGTACCAGCAGGCGGATCTGTATATGGATTCACACAAATGCCGGACGTTGCACCGAGTAACTGGAAAGCAACCTCTTACGCTGCAGATGGAATCACAACAATTGAAACAGTAGCAATCACATCCGGATCAGAGGGAACAGATCTGGGAACCATGCAGTACGCAACCAGAAACGGAAACCTCAACAGTATGCAGGAATCAGCATACGGCTGGAATCGTTGGAAATACTCAGCGGCCCGTCAGTGGCTCAATTCTACACAACCAAAAGGGAAATGGTGGACAAAACAGGACGACTGGGACATTGCACCGAGTCAGCTGGCCACAAAAGACGGTTTCCTCTGCGGAATGCCTGCGGATATGCTGGCAGCATTGAAAACAGTCAAAGTAATTACCCTTGCGAATACCGTCAATGATGGTGGCGTGACAGATATCACATACGACAGAGTATTCCTTGCATCCATGTCTCAGATGAATGTAAACATGAGCAAAGAGGAGGGAGCAGTTCACGAATACTGGCAGCGGAGAACAAATTCCAAAACACCAATTGAACCATGGAAAACCTATCCGATTATGATTAGATATTCAGCTGCGAATCACACATCACCTCAGAATGTGTTTTCTCGTTCAGCTTACCGTGGCAACGCTAGCAACGTCATGATTGTGCTCACCAGCGGCAGCGTCGCCAACACGTACGCATGGTACTCGGGTGTTTATGCCCCGCTTGTCGTCGTATAATCAGCAATCAAATAATCCCTGCACCCACGGATGCAGGGATGGAAAGGAAAATGAATGGCAGTTAAAGCAGGTGAGAGAAACGTACCGGACACACCGCAGAATAGACAGTTAGATGCGGTATGGTACGCGAGAGAACTGGCAGTCTACACGATTCAGATCTGCAAGAATAAAAAGGTATTTCTTCCGGAATATCAATCCGCGCTCACGGACGATATCATCCGGACAGCGAAAGACATTTATATAAATGCCTGGACCGCAAACAACATCCGGGTAACAGAAAAGAATAAGAAAGAGCTATGGGCCTGGAGAAGCAAGCTACAGCGTCAGGCAATCCTGGATTGTAACAACTTACTTGCGCTGATCGGACTCGCACACCCTCTCTTTCACCTGAAAGGCAAAAGGATAGAATATTGGTCAGAACAGACTCTCAAAGTCAGGAACTACATCAAAAAATGGCGAGAGTCTGACATAGATCGGTATTCATAAATATATGGGACGTAGGCTATCACCTCAGAATGTGTTTTCTCGTTCAGCTAACCGTGGCAACGCTAACAACGTCATGAATGTGAACACCAGCGGCAACGTCAACAACACGAACGCATGGAACTCGAATGTTTATGCCCCGATTGTCTTCCTAAAAGCATTATGGTTATTGCGCAGCAATAATCGCCTTGAAGATATAGACAAGGAGCCGAAATCCCTGGCATAAGCCTAAACAATACCGCGGATAATCGAAAGAGACAGCGCGTGACTCACACGAGCCTGCCAGCGCTGAGAAACTGCGGAATACAAAAGATGAAAGACTATATAACAAGTTATGACAGCTTGTACGAATCCATGATGAAGTGTAAGAAAGGAGTAACCTGGAAGCCCTCTGTTAAATCATTTGTATTGAACGGAGAGGAAAACATACTCCGCATGAAACGCCAGCATCAGGAGGAAACCTGGAAAAATGGAAAGCCTAAAACAGTTTTGGTTACATATCCAAAACGCCGGGAAGCTCTGAGCATTCCGTTTAAGGATCGCATATATCAAAGGAGTATCAACGACAATTCCCTTTATCCTCAAATGACACGGGGATTCACTTACGCAAACTGCGCCTGCCAGACAGGAAAAGGAACAGATTTTGCAAGGGGATTGGTCAAAAGATACTTATGGAATTATTTCTGCAATTACGGTCTGGACGGATGGATAGTTCAAATTGATATTCACGGATATTATTTGAATATGCGCCACAGTGACGTAGAGAACCAGATCGCAGACAGAACAGACAAAGATACGACAGAAATGTCGTGCGGAGTCTTACGGGATCAGTACGCTGGAGAGACCGGATACAATCCGGGATCACAGATGGTCCAAATTGCAGGCATCTCTCTTTTAGATCCTGTCGATCACTATATCAAAGAACAGCTGCATGTAGAATATTACATAAGATATATGGATGATTTCTGGATCCTTGTTCAAACAAAAGAAAAGGCGGAGGAGGTTTATTCCGGGACAATAAAGAAACTCCGGAAATATGGCCTGGAGATAAATGAAAAGAAATCCCACATGACACCGCTTAGAAAAGGATTCACTTTCCTGGGTTTCGATTACCGGTTAACAGATACAGGAAAAGCGATTATGACACTAAACTCAGACAGTGTAAAGCATGAGAGAAGAACCCTTGTAAGAATGGTACATAAATCTCAGAAAGGAAAGCTGGATGAAAAGAAAGTGGACGAACATCACAACTCCTGGGAAAACAATGCTGACAAAGGTAATTCGTACAAAATGATGCAAAGAACAAACGATTATTTAGAAAAATTGAGAAAGGGTGAAGATCATGGAAGTAAGAAAAATGTCTCAGACTCCAGCAGAAACGGCAGAGGACGAAAACCTCAAAGCAACCGTGGAAAAGCAGAAAAAGATCATCGAAAACCAGAAAGTAACAATTCAGTATCTGGCAGCAATGACAGACGTTTACATTCCAGAAGAAACAGAGGAGGATGAAGATGTACAGAATTTTACTGAAAATGAAGAAAATGTATAATCATGACGATTGGATGAAAATGGTAGAACAGGCAAAGGAGCGCGGAAAGCTCACCGACGAAGAATATCAGGAGCTTGTTTCCATGGACGAAACGGAGGAAGAATGACAAAACTACAGATTATATCGAAACTCTGGTCCATCGTCTTTGATCTGGTCCTGCTTGCTAACGGACAGAGCGATAAAACTCTACAGGAAATCGAAAAGGACATTGATCTAGTAGAATTTAATTGCCGCAAATATGCGGACATTGACGATGATGAATTGCCAGAGAATATAAGAGCAGAACCATTAAAGGACACATTACCTTTTTAGTATACCGGATAAGCGAAGAAAGGAAACAGAGATGGAAACAGTCATTTCAGCTTGTATCAGTGCAGCGGTAACTCTTGCGGTATGCCTGATTAGCAACAGCAGTCAGCAGGAAAAAACAAGGGCGCTGATGGAATATAAAATCAGTGAACTCACTGAAAGAGTAAACAAGCATAATAATACAATTGAACGCACATTTGAGCTGGAGCGCCGAATGGATGTCCAGGAGGAACAGATCAAAGTTGCGAATCATAGAATTGAAGATCTTGAGAGAACAGAAAGGAAAGGTGAATAAAAATGACAGTAGATCAGATTATGAACTATGTAAAACCGGAACTCATTGTTGTTGCAATTGTGCTGTATTTTATTGGAGTATGGCTCAAAAGCGTGACAGAAATCAAGGATAAGTACATCCCGTTTATTTTAGGTGGAGTTGGAATTTTACTTTGCGTCCTTTATGTGTTTGCAACAAGCACCTGCAGCACCGGCCAGGACATTGCAATGGCGATTTTTGTTGCAATCACGCAGGGAATTTTAGCTGCAGGTCTTTCTACATACGTTAACCAGCTTATCAAGCAGGCAAATAAGGAAGAATAAAGCAAGGGGGATGTGTAAAGCATCCCCTCTTTTGTGGAGGTAAAGAGATGTTAAGAATTATGGGACGGGCTAAAGCAACAGCGGAACAGCTTCGGAAATATATTAAAAAAGTAAATCCGCAGGCGAGTGACACTGTTACAAAATTACCTGCTATATATATTGCAGAGGGAGAACTGGAGGGCGTCCGGGGAGATATCGCATTCGCACAGAGCTGCCTGGAAACCGGCAACTTTACATTCGCCGGATCTGCAGTAACGTTCGATCAGAATAATTTTTGCGGTCTGGGTGTAACGAAAAACGGAATGAAAGGCAATAGTTTCGATACACCGCAGAAAGGAGTACGCGCACAGATTCAGCATCTGAAAGCGTATGCTTGTACTCAGAGATTAAATGGAACTTGTGTGGATCCACGTTTTACTTATGTTGATCGTGGCTGCGCAGAATATGTGGAACATCTTGGGATCCAGGAGAATCCAGCTCACAAAGGATGGGCCGCCGGAAAAAACTACGGTCAGGAAATTATCAGAATCTTAAATACAATCATGGACGAAGAGGAGGAGACCGAAATGAAAATTAATACATCATTAATCAGTAACAACAACAGCTATGCCGGACAGGTGCCGAAGTACATTGTGATTCACAACACAGATAATTATGCTGCAGGCGCTGACGCCCACGCCCATGCAAAAGCGCAGCATGACGGGAATTTTTCGGGATATTCCGCACACGTCTTTGTTGACGACAAAGGAGCATATCAGGCACTCCCATATAACAGAGGTGCGTGGCATGTGGGCGTAAACTATGGCGGTCGTTTGTTTGGAGTGTGCAGCAATCACAATTCAATCGGCATCGAAATGTGTGTGCAGTCAGGATACAATTATGAGAAAGCATTCCAGAATACTGTAAACGTGTGCAAGCAGCTCATGAAACAGTATGGAATCGACGTAGATCACGTTCTGCAGCACTATGATGTGTGTGCAAAGAACTGCCCGTCAGCAATCCGGGCAAAGGGAGACTGGAACAGATTTAAACAGCTGATCGGAAGCTCCGAGACAGTAACTGTAGAGAAATATTACAGAACACGAAAGACTTGGGAAGACAGCAAGAGTCAGATCGGGGCATATAAGAGTCTTGGGAATGCCAAAAAAGAATGGAAGCAGGGTTACACAATCTACGATTGGAACGGAAAAGCGGTATATCCAAAAGCAACAGAAAAGAAAACCGCAGATCTTACAAGTGCTATTAGCACACAGCTTCCAGTCATTCAGAGTGGATGCACCGGTACAGCGGTACTCATGCTGCAGGCAGTCCTGGGAGTAACAGCAGACGGAAGTTTCGGAAATGAGACAGAAACAGCTCTGAAAGCATTCCAGGATAATACAAAAATTACTGCAGATGGAATCTGCGGAAAAGACACATGGGTAAATATTTTTACACATGCGCAGGTAAATACTTTTAAATAAACAAATTAGTAGTAGTAACTGGTAGCAACCTACAGATAACCCAGATAGAGAAAACAATCGGCTGCAGCCGCTTTCTCTATAACCGGATGCTTGCGGATAAGATCCGTTATTATCAGGAAGAAAAAAAGATGCTGAAAAATACGCCGGCCGGATATAAAAAAGAATATCCATGGCTGAA